TATCTATACACATTACATTTTGTACGAAAAAACCCCCATCACCTTTCTGGTGTGGAGGTTTAATCGTCGCTTTTGCAGATTGTGTAAGCGTAAATCTGTGAATAACAAATAGGAGACAAATAGAAATGAAAAAGTACACCGTCCATCCTTGGACATATTAAGTATATCATATAATATATAATTTGTCAATACTAAATGCAAAAATAAAAATAGGCTCAAAATGGCTTTATATTTCCATTGCTGAGAGCCTACTATATAAAGTTGGTTAATATATCGCCAATAATCGCTCCGCCGAGCATATTCATGCGATATCCTTATGCGTGGATAAAGCTTCATTATTATATGACTTAAATATATCACCTAATTTTATTATAAATCATTTTATTTTATTTGTCAATAAACATATTTACTTTTTTGCTGTTTTATGCTATAATATATGTGAAAGGAGTGGTAATGTGACCAAGGAAGAAATCTATGGTATTTTGGCTATGGAAGACGAGAACGAAAGAGAATCAGCTATTGACACTATGAGCGCCCGTGATGGCGAAGCATTAACAACTATTGAAACTTTAACGGCTGATAATGAGAATTTGCGTGCTGATGTAGCCGAAAGAGATGAGCAGATTTCCAAACTGTCTAACGACATTGATGTGTGGAAGAAACGTGTTGACAGATTGTCAGATGTAAACCGTGCGGAATATGTTGAGGATAAGATGGAAAAAGATTTTAAATCATTACAGGATTATTTTTATAAAGAGTGAAAGGAGATTTTATGTCAAGATTATCAAAAATGCCAGATATTAACGAGGTTGGAAAAATGTCTGGTGCTGAGCTTTTAAACTTAGCAGTAAGAGAGGTTAATAACCCAGAGCTTAACAAAGCTATTGGGGATACGACTATTGATTCTTCTACATTTGGACAGATTGGACAAATTATCAATTCAAATGACGATTGGAGAAATCAGGTTTACTACACACTTATTAACAAAGTAGGTTTATATGAAATGGGATACGCTGTAGCTACCGACAAATACGGTGCTCTTATGAGAGATTACCTGTCAATCGGTGGAGCTGTTGATGAAATTGAAATGGATAAGATTAAGCCTGTGAAATACAATCCAGAAATCCAGTGGCAGGACGCACTGAAACAGTATATTCCAAAATATTTGGAAATGTTTCATACTCCTAACAGAAAAGAGCGTTATTCCTTAACTGTTAATCCAGAAATGGCTAAACGTGCATTTAGTAGCGAGCAAGCTTTTAGAAGATTTTTGGACATGCAGTTTGCAGTAGCGGCAGAATCAAACAAAATTGACCGTAACTACTGGTTTTGGAATTTGTTTAAATATGTTGCTGAAAATATTGCATATTACGTTGAAATTCCAGGGTTTGATACAAAAGAACATGCTGAGGATACGACGGTTCTTGTTCGTCAGTGGGGGTTAGATTTATTATTCCCAAGTGATAAATTTAATGTGGCAGGTTTCACAAGAGAGGTTTCCCCAGAAAATATCTTTATCATTATGAAGAACAGTGCAAAAGCGTTCCAGAGTGTTAAGGTATTAGCAACATCTTATCATATGCAGGAAACTGAATTTATTGCTAACCATACGTTAACTGTTCCAACATGGGTTGACCTGGGAGAAAAGGTTGAAATCTTAATGGGCGATATCAACGCATTTAGATGCTATGTTAATTTATACGCAAGTGACTTCAACCACAACGGAGCTGTTATGGGAGATACTCATTTCTTGCATGTTCATGAAACTTATTCTTCTTCTATTGTTTATCCAGTGATTGCTTTTAAATCTTCATCCATTACTCCATCAGTATTAGGAGATTTTAAACCAGCTTCTAAGACTGAGCTTAATAAAGGTGATACGGAAATGATTTCTATCCCGGTTACTTCTGGGGACAATAAGCAGGTACATTTTACTCTTACAGGTAATACTGCATCAGAAACACAGATACAGCCTTGGGGACTGTTATATGTAGGTCAGAATGAACAGGCAAGCGTTATTACAGTAACCGCCACAATCGAAGACGGAAACAGCGGTTCTCCAGTAACTAAATCTGTTTCTTATCAGATTAGAGGAAATACTCCAAAGTTCGGATTCGTTCAGCCACAAGACCATTCCACAATTAAAAAGGGTGAAGTTGTACAGTTAATGGCACCTTTAGTAGAGAGACAAGCACCTATCACTTACAGCATTACTACCGGTGGAGTGCATTCTGGAACAACTATTACTCCAAGTGGTCTATTGACTATTGATGCCGCCGAAGCACAGCCAAAAATCACAATTAAGTTACAGGCAGGTGTTACTTCCACAACCGTTGAATATACGATTGCAGACGCTTAATGTGGTTCGCTAATTTATACAGGAATGTAGATTGTCAACCGTCTAACGATAATGTTAGATGGTTTCAATCTCGTTCTGAACAAAAATCTTATTTTGAATCTAGGAAAATAAGTTCAGCGGTTGTAACGCCTATTAAGGACATGAATGTGATTGCGTTGGATGTGGATATAAATACTATGAGAGATGTACCGTATTTGTCGTTTGGTGAAGACGGTGGAAAAGAAATTTATGCATTTGTTGACGATTGCCAGTACACAAACGAAAGAAGAACATTAGTATATTATACTATTGACGAGTGGCAGACATACATGTTTAATATCGAATGGAAACCAATGATGGTGGAACGTGAAAATGTAACAGATGATGAAATAGGAAATCATTTAGAAGATGAAAACTTATCTATAAAAGATATGTTGACAGTTAGTGAGGTTGGAAGTGGTTTCTTTAACCCAGCTGATTATCATATTATTATAGGGTATGCCGAAAAACCAGACGGAGGAAATGTAAATCAAAGAATAACGTGCAATATTTTTAACGGTGTCGAATATGAGGATTGCGGAAAAGGTAATGCAGGCGCACAACGTGCAAGGGAGATTTTAGAACAAATGCACGGTAAAGAAGATGCTATCGTAGGTTTATATATGTGCCCTGAGAAACTATTTAATGATTCCGCTATACCTAAACAGCTTAAATTTAATTTGCCGTCAAGACCAACATCATTAGGTGGTTATGTCCCTAAAAACAATAAGTTATTTACGTATCCGTATGTTGATTGTTTAGTTGCTAACGGAAACGGTCAAACGCTCGAATTAAAGTATGAATTTTTAGAAAATCTGGAAATGACTGTAGAATTCTCTTTTGGTTTAAACATGGAAGCCGAAGCATTTCCTAACAATTACATGGGTGAAACTAATAACGATTTATATAAACTAACGATAAATAACTTTCCTATGTGTGCGTATATTGTCGATTCATATAAAGCATGGGTCGCTCAGAATCAAGGACAGTTTAGGTACAATATTGCTTCTTCTTTGGTTTCTGGTTTTGGCACTGGTGCGTTAGCAACTGGTTCATTGTTAGGCGGAGCGGCGGCGGCACTTGTTTCTGGCGCAAGTACAGTTAACGGAATATTGTCACAGAATGCAAGAATGACACGTGTACCAGATACAGCAAGGGGAACTACTTCTGGCGACGCAGGATTCGCTAACGGTAGGGCAGACTTTAGGGCAAGGTCTAGGACGATAACCAAACAGGAAGCAATGATATTTGATGATTATTTAACCCGTTATGGGTACAGAGTTATGAGGTACAAAGTTCCAAACTTAACTACTCATTCGTTATTTAATTTTGTTAAGGCTATTGACCCAAACATAACAGGCAATATACCATCAAAATATCTAAACAAAATCATTGATAGAGTAAGTGCAGGTGTAACATTATTGCATACCGATTCACAAAAAGTAAAATCATTCTATATGGAAAATGAGGTGATAAGCTATGAAAACGCTTGATGAATTAACGACACGAAGCAATATATCAAAGTGTACCACGTTTTATTTAAGTGACAAGCAAGCAAGTAAGATACAAATTGACTTGGACAATGATAGAATATGGGCATATTATATTGATAAATTTATTGAAGATTTAATGTCGTTGTTTGTTTGGAAAGGTTTACCAGACGGTATCACTTCATTTATTTTAGAATATATGCTTATGGCTAACGGAAGTTTTGTATTATATGATGATGATGGAATATTAAAAGCATCTCGTTATGTAATGGTAACGTGGGATGATTACTTTCAGCCGGTGACAGTACGAACCGTTAATATTGCAACCGATAAAGGCTTAACTGGTAAGTTATTGTATGATGATGAATTTATTTATTGCTGGAATAGTAATACGGGGTTGCCAGTGTTTAATGTAGCAACTACTATTGCTGAAAGGTTAGCTAAAATTGAAAGAACCATCGATTATATTCACAGGCAGATGAGAAGACCAACATTGTTTAGCGGCACTCAAGCATTGAAAAGTACAGTGGATAACATCATGAACGAAAACGACCCAAAAACTTGGTATGTAGTTGACAAAGATTTAAGCGGAATAAGCGGAGTACCAGTAATTAGTGGTGATGTTGGAAAGGGTCTAGATGTACTTATGAATATGCGTAAAATGTATTTGCAGGAATGGGATACAAGAGTCGGGTTACACACTATTATGAATGATAAATCAGAACGACTTACAGAGTTTGAGGGTTTAAGTTTTTCAGAAGCTGGGAACATAAATATTAGCGGAATGTATCAACAAAGGATTGCTTTCAGAGATTGGGCGCGGGAAAGATTCCCGGAAAAATGCTCAGAATTAGATGTTTCATATAGCCCGTTTATTCGTGTGCGCGGTGAAGAAGTACCAGAAGATTATGAAGAAAAAGAGGTGTATGACTTTGTTGGTGAGTGATATTATAAGAAGTGGGTATAAAAACTCTGATTACTTTAACACAAATTTTATGGAATTGATAAGGAATCAGCGTTCTAGGATTTTTGGTTTCGATTATCCGATAGACCCCAAATTTAAAGAAGACTTTGAGGTTAATTTTATCTTGCATTTCTTTAACTATCGTATTTCTGACGCCGTAGAAGCACACACCTACTTATCGTGGCAAACAATGTTAGCCGATAGGATGTATCAGTTATTTCCGTTGTATAATCAATTTTTTGATAAGATTACTACGGAAGATATAAGCGGAACAGAGAAGTATGTTTCGCGTGAAACGTTTGACGAAGATACTACTAACGAAAGTAAGTCAAATAGTTCCTATAATGATAAGTCTGATGTAACAGGAGCTAGTGAACAGCAAACAGATAATGTTAATCGCGATTTTCCGTTAAGCGCCGTTACTAACACGAACGCATATATGACTGATACGCAAGACAATAACGTTAGTATAAATTCTACAAATAACACTGTTTCAACCGGAAATAATAATACTTCTGGAAATGATATCGGTAGTAGAAATTTTAACAGAAACAAAACTGATGAAAAAATGATGATTGATTTTGATTATTATAAACGTTTTAGAGATGAACTAAATGGAATTTATAGTGAAATTTATAAGTTTTGCTGTGATTTATTTATTTGTGCATGGTAAGGAGGAATAACAATGGAGATATACAAACCTAAAACAATGCCATACGATATGAAAATAGATGATGCTTTAAAATTTGCAAGAAAGGAACTTTATTTAGTAAATCGTTCGTTACGTTCTCTTGACAAATGTTCTGATTCAGTTACTTATGGAATGGTATTATCTTACAAAGTTTGTATAATAGAAAAATTAAGTGAACTTAAAAAACTAAAAATAGATGGAATAGAAAGGGTTAACGTGTTGCAATGAAAGCGGGACAAAAGATGAATACTGATGACGGAAAATATCAAGTTTGTTTATTTCCGTGTGATATAATGAATATCACCCAGTTATCTGGTCCGGATTCATTTTCACATTGTTGTGGGCATCCCATGGATATTATAGGCAACAGTGCTCGTTATCCATTATATGCTCCGTGTGATTGTCACTTAATATATCGGGATAGTGTTGGAAATACAAGAGGATATCAATCAGATAACGAGGTTGCAACACCAAGCGGAATAGGTTATGTATGCTTTAGTTTTACGCATGACGAAAACCCGCCGTCGGCAACAAAATTTAAACAAGGAGATTTGATATCCCATACAGGTATAGCCGGGCAAGCATACGGAGACCATTGTCATTTAGACCAAGCGAAAGGTCAGAATAAGGGGCTTGTATCCTATGGTATTACTTGCGCAATGGGAAACCCATGTTATGCTTTGCAAAATAGTGCAGAACCAGTTGACATATGGTATATAAATGATACTACCGTAGTTAACACTATGGGACTTATATTTAAAAAGTATGATGGAGGTGTTACACCGCCTGGACCTCCTACACCAACAAAAAGAAATAAAATGAAACTTATGTATTATATGAAAGGATGGAATATGAGATATGGCAGATTTTAGACCTACATTTCCGTTTGACCCAAACCTTAGACCAGTAACAAACAATCTTAATTGCGCTGTTAATACAATAACTCGTTATGATATGGAGTTTATAAAGGCATATAGTGACAAAGAATTATTGCATGCTTTGTGCTATCAGATTGCAAACGTTATTGATATGCTTAACCTAACGCAAGAACAGTTTGAAAAGTTGGTGGCATGGATAAACGATAATTTATGGGAATATGCTAGTAATTTGTTGCAACAGTGGCTTGAACAAGGGTTAATCAAAATAGGTGTTAACTATATCGCTGAAACGGAAACGTTAAGCTTTGTTTTCAAACGTTATAAGGAGGTAGAGTAATATGCCAGAGGTAGCTAATCTAGAATTTGAAGATGGAACATACTCTATTAAGGATAAAACAGCAAGACAGCAGGTACAGAACATCATTAACAATAATCTTCCTAACAAAGCAAGTGCTAGAGTTTGGAACGTTGTTACTGATGGAGGTGCAGACCCTACAGGAAGTGCTTCTGCTCAATCTGTGTTTAATAAAATTAGTACGATTTTAAACACTTATGACTATGTATATATTCCAAAAGGAACGTACAATTTAACATCATTATTTATTTGTTCTAATCGCGTTATTTGTGATTGCCAAACAATCGAAGAAAATCCTAATAGTAAGATATTAGCTGTAAAAGAAATACCAACCGCTTACCCAAGCTTTAAATTATTAAAACAAACGGAAAAACCATCTGATGGAAATAGTTTTCAAGGATGGTGCTATCTAAATGATGGTGATGATTATACTACCAATGTGTTAGCCGTAAATAGAAATGCAAACACAAATAAGTTAGTATTAAATCGTTATAACAATCTTCTTAATTTAGAAAACTCAGAAGAAAAACCATGGGGTCATGGAAATTCTTTAACATATATGCCGTCTTTGACTGCAAATGGTAAGAAACAAGTATATATGGTGTGCCCGATTAATGCTAACAATTTAATTATGTATGACGCATCTACAGGAAATAACAATACTGTTATTGTAAACGGTATTTCTTCTCAAATAAACATTGCTAATAAAATTGGAAAGTCTAAACATATTATTGTACAGACTGAAGATGATAAAATACATGTTTGTCAATGTTCTGGCGACGGAATAAATGTTTCTTTTACTTCTGTATATTCTATTTCAATTTCAAGACCTATAATTCAAGCAAGAAAACTAGGCGGTCTTAACGGTTTAGCATATTTTAAAGGTAATATATTTACTTTATGGAGTGATAATACTTCAAGCAAGTATGACTTTGTGCGGAATGCGATTCGAGTTGATAAGGTTTCTGGCGGTTTATTGTATCAATATTTGTGCAATCCTACTTACGAAGCTAAAGAATTTGAGGGTCTTAATGTTACTGGAGATACAATAAAAATGTTAGAATATGGTAATAATTCCGTTTTTACTGATTATAATTCATGGTCATTATGGGAAATTAACCCTTATGACAGTGGGTTAAGTGATAAAAGTAGCGAACTAGAATTTAATGGGATGTTAGGAGAACAACGTATACGAGTAAATAGTAATAATGCTAATTGGGGTCGAGGAACAGCCGATTCTCCGTTTAGATATCTTCAGTTTGCTATTAGTTATGCTTCATCATTTCAGCCTGTTCATATTGTATCTGCATCTGCATCACAAACCGTAGCAAATAATGAAATACACATTAAAAATAGGGCTCATTATTTAAAAATTAGTGATGTTACTTTTAACAAAAAAATTACCGTAGAAAACTGCGTTAATGTACAATTCGAAAATTGCATATTTAATTTTACTGGTGATTATCAAATTACAATAGATGGAAGTAACGTCGATTTTGCAGGATGCACTGCTAATATGACGGGCGGACAGTCTGGTAACGGATGGATAAGAGCAGTAGGAAATTCAAGCGTGGAATTACATAAAAGTTGTAGAATCACAGCAAGAAATGCCGCTTCATTATCAAGAGGCGCAAAGTTTAGTTTTGGAAACGATACTACGGGAGCTTTATATAATTGTATATACAATGAGGGAAGTCTATCATTGGGAAATGTATCAAAAATAACGCATACTTATAAGTCAAGTGTAAGTAATGGTGGACTTGACGGAATAGTAGAAAGTTAAGAGGTAATTTATATGAATATTAACTATAAAGATATAGCTAACATTTTGTGGACAGGAATAAGTACATTCTTTGTATATGTTTTTGGGGGTATGGATGCAGCTTTTAAGTGTCTTATTGTTATTATGATTCTTGATTATATTACCGGAGTTATTGCAAACAGGGTTAATCTCGATAGTAAAATAGGATTTAAAGGAATTGCAAAAAAGGTAATGATACTTGCGCTTGTGGCAGTAGGCGCACAAGTTGATAAAGCTATGGGTACAGACGGATATATTTGCAGAACACTTGTAACAATGTTTTATATTGCAAATGAAAGCCTTTCAATCGTTGAAAACTCTGCAAAGATGGGGTTACCTGTACCGCAAAAACTTATTGATTGTTTAGAACAATTAAAAGGAAACGAAGAAAGCGAGGAACAAAAATGAAAGCAAATGATTTCTTAAAAGATACGTATGGAAAGTATTATGATATTGACGGTTATTATGGCGCTCAGTGTTGGGATTACTTTGCATATCTATGTACTGTAATCGGTAGTAAAATAATTAACTGCACCTCAACAGGATACGTTATTGATATCTGGAATAACCGTAAAAAGAACGGTGTATTAGATAAGTTTAAGGAAGTGTCAGTATCGAGTTTACAAGTTGGTGATGTAGTTGTATTTAAAAACGGAGGAAGCCTTACACCTCTATCCCATATTGGAGTATTTGCAGGATGGCTAAACAAAGGTAGCACGTTTACTTTACAAGCTCAAAATCAATATGGCACAGCAAGCGTTAACAAAGGACTTATGTATGTTAGTGATATTGCTGGATGCCTACGTCCAAAAGTATGGATTAATAAATCGCCAGATTTACCTATTAAATCAAAAGGTAAAGCTTCAGCAAAGTATGATTACATTCGTGTACGTAACAAACCTAGTCTCGATTATTCTACGTTAACGGGTGATTGGTACAATAAAGGAATGGTATTAAACTATCAAAACGTTGTAAAAGCTGATGGGTGGTATTGGTTAGAGTATGTAAGTAGCAAAACAAATAAAAAACATTATGTCGCTTACGGAACTACAGACGGAAAAACGGTTTACTGGAAAGTTGATTAAACTTGTGGTATAACCCAAACTTAACGCTGTCACACGGTTGTCTACTTAATTATGTTCTCGGCAACCGTGGCGGCGGTAAAACATACGGTAGTTTTGTAAAAGGCATAAAAAATAAAATATATAAAAATAAGCAATTTATATATTTGCGTAGGTATAAAAGTGAATTAGAAGATTTTGCTACACAATTTGACGAGGTTTCACGAGAATTTCCAGACTACATTATAAGCGTAAAAGGAAGAACAGGTTACATCATAAAACGCACAGGGGATGAAAAAGAAGATTCTAAAAACCTATATAAAAAGAAAAATATATTTTGCAAAGCGGTTGCCCTATCTAATGCTGTAACAAAAAAGTCAACAAATTATGATAAAGTTAACCTCATTATATTTGACGAGTTTATTATCGAAAAATCGTCAAAATTGTTTTATCTTCCAAACGAAGTTGATGCACTTATAGGATTCATGGAAACAGTTTTCCGAAGCAGAGAAAAATGTCAATGTCTGTGCTTAGCTAACTCTGTTACCATGAATAACCCTCATTGTGTTTACTGGGGATATACAAAAAGAATAGAAAATAAAGACATTGTAAAGGACAAAGATGGTCTATTGCTTTTTCATCATTTTGCTGACCAAGAATATATAAACTTTAAATCACAAACAAAACTAGGAATGTTACAACGTAAATCTAAAATAGGCGGTTATCTGATAGATAACGAATTTATAAACGATGATTCCCCATTTATCAAAAATAAAACGCCAGAAGCGATACACATTGCAAGCGTTGATATATACGGAAAGCACTTAGGTTTGTGGATGGATTATAAAGACAGTAAGTTATATATAAGTACCAAAGTAGGTAAAAATGACAGTATAACATATGCTCTTACTACAGATGATATGCAACCAAATGTAGTAATGCTTCAATTTTTCAAAAACAATCATCATATGAGATTACTACGCACAATGTTTCAAAATGCATGCGTATATTATGATGATACAGAGGCATATTTTAGCGCAAAAGATTTAAACAAATTACTTTAAAAGTATTGACATTAAATAAATCTTCTGATATAATTAAGATGTAGTTAAGGAAAGGAGAGATAAAATGAAAAAGAGCATTATCACTGGCACAGCTTCAGTTAATGTGCTTCTAAATGACGGAAATTCAATTTTAAAAGAAGTTGATTACGTAGGAAAATTCAGCGAAAGAAAAATTGTTAAAAAAGCAATTGCTGACATTGAAGAAGTATGCAAAGCTAAAGTAGTAAGTGGAAGTGTTAAAGAAGAAATAAACACTTATGAAATGAGCGAAGAAACTTTTATCGCAAATGCTACTATCGTATTAGATGATGAACAGTACGAGTTAGAATTAGATTAGTAAAGGAGAAATTAGAAAATGAAAACATTAAAAGAATTAGCAAAGGAACAGAACGGAACAAAAGAATGTTTTATCGGTAGAAAGCTTGAAAAAATCGAAAATATTCTAGGCGATAAGGTTACTTTAAGAGATTATGAACACAGGTCAAAAAAGGTTGGAAATGGTTATAACCATTATATCGCCTTTATTGTTGATGAAGATAAAGAACATTATTATCACGGCGGTTCAAAATTAACCAAATTTATTGAAGAAGTTGAAAAAGAAGAACTGGTTAATGACTTATGCCAGGATGGAGTACCAATGATTATGACAAAAACCAAAACAAGAGATGGAAATACATTCACTGATATCACATTCTATCCGCCAGAAAGTGAATTGCCGTTCTAGAGTTAAAAGGGTGTGAAAACACTCTTTTTATTTTATGAAAAAGAAAAAAGGGTATTACAGAAATAAACAAGGCGCTTGGCTTAACAGAAAGCTTATAAAAAGAGCTGAAAAACTGGCGGAACAAATAAACGAGCAAAGAGCCGAAAAACGTTCACAAATATTGAGTAAACCTTTTATACGCGAGAAAGGTAGCCAAGCTGTTAAAGAAACAGTAGGGCAATATCACGGACAGAGGGCAACAAAATATCTAGGGGAAACAGCTTTTCCGGAATTAAATAGTGTTAGATTTAACCCAGAAACATTACAATCTAACAGCATGTTAGAAAGTAAAGTAAAAGCTTGGCAACGCATGAAAACTAAAAAATATGCTGAAAAAATGAACACATTATATAAAAATAATTTAATTAAATCTATAGAAACAAAGTTTGGAAATGTTGGTGATGAAAAAGAAATAAAAGAAGTAATAAAAAAGATAAAAAGAATGAGGGCAAAAGAATTAGCTGAATTTGCGTATACAACAGAAGTATTAAATATAGATTTTGTTTATGGAAACCCAGAATCAGAAGATAATTACATTTTATTTAAAGATACTGTAACAGATTTTTACAATAAAAAATACAGGAAAAAGAGTAATAAATGAAAACAAATATTAAAAATTCATACGCATGTGATTTTGAAACATTAGTTTTAACGAAAGAACAAATAGAAGAGGGTATGAGAACGTATGTATGGGCATGGGGATGTTGCAAAGTATACGATAATGATAATTATGACATGGTAAGCGGAACTTCTATTGATTCGTTTATGGAATATGTTAAAACGCTTCATAAGCCTGTATTATTTTTTCATAACTTAAAGTTTGATGGTTCGTTCATTGTATGGTGGTTACTTAAAAACGGTTATAAGTGGTCAAAGGAAAAAGAACCTAAAACATTCGATACAATGATAAATAAGCAAGGTGTTTGGTATCAAATAAGCATTGTATGGGATATCAAAGGGAGAAACAAGCATGAAACAATTATACAAGACAGTTTGAAGAAAATGCCTTATAGCATTTCCGCTATTGCCAAAAGTTTTGGGTTTGATTCAGACATGCAAAAGTTAGAAATAGATTATAATAGTTACCGTGAAGAAAATGGAGTATTAAGTGAAACAGACAAAGAATATTTAAGACATGATGTTGTTATACTTGCTAAGGCATTAAAAATGTTGTTTGAAGAAGGTTTCAAAAAGATGACAACTGGAAGCGATACATTATCAAACTTTAAAGAAAATATAGGTGGTGAAAAACAATTTACAAAATACTTTCCAGTTTTAGACCATGAAACTGATAAAATGCTACGTAAATCATATGCTGGAGGTTATGTATATGTTAACAAAAAATACGCCAAAATTTCAGAAAGGGGACAAATTGGTATATGCTGTAATATAGATAAAAATAGTATGCACCCGTCTATGATGTGTACTAAGGAAATGCCTTACGGACTTCCTAATTATTTTGAGGGAAAATATAATGGAGAAAGTAAATGTTATATTCAACATTTCTTATGTCGTTTTGATATAAAAGATAGATATATACCAACAATACAAATAAAGAAAACTGTGCGTTACTGTGATACAGAATACCTTGAGCATAGTAAAATTGATGAATATATCGACGAACAAGTGGAACTGTGGTTACCATCGCCAGACCTAGAAATATTCTTTAAACATTACAACGTATATGCTATTGAATACTTGGATGGTTTTTATTTTAAAACAGCAAAAGGGCAATTTTTTAACGATTATATAAATTCGCTGATGAAAATAAAGGAAACAAGTGAGGGTGTGAAAAGGCTTATGGCTAAGCTACGCATGACTGCTTTGTACGGAAAATTCGGAACGAATCCAGAAGTAAAAGAAAAAGAACCTTATTTGCTTAATGATGTACTAAAATTCCGAACTCCAACACATCCAGAATTTAAAGAGGACGGAGAGATAATTGAAATAGAGGATGTAACAATAAAAGACCCCATATATTTACCGCTGGCAATATTTATTACTGCATGGTCGAGATATGACATAATCAGTACAATAGACAAAGTTAACGATTTATATATAAATTATAAATCTGATAAAGATAGATTTATATATGTTGACACTGACAGCGTTCATATGATTGGATGGCATATACCTAAAAGCATAAAAATTCATGATACGCACCTAGATTACTGGAAAGTAGAAACATACAATATAGGAGCAAAATATTTACGCCAAAAAACTTATATTGATAAAGTTATTTGCAAAACTACCAAACAAAAAAATAAATGGCTATCAAAAGTAAAAGAATATGAAAAAGAGCATAAAGAAAGCGGTATGCCATGGAAAGATTTTGTAACGAAAAAACCGCCTCACTTTGGTTATGAAAGGGGATGTATGTATCTTTTAGAAGTTAAGTGTGCTGGAATGCCGGATAAAATAAAAGATATATTAACTTATGACGCGTTCAGAGTTGGATTTAAATCTGACCAAAAGTTAATAGGTCACCAAGTAAAAGGAGGGGTGGTTTTACTAAACGATAAATTTGAAATTAAGGCTAAAAAATAGTTGACATTTTAGCATTTTTAATGTATACTATAAGTGAAGATAAGGTAACCCCTTAAAGGAGAAAGAAAAATGAAACATACTACACTTAAGGAATACGTATTTAAACTTCCTACGGAAGAATATAATACTATCGTATTAGTATTTTATTATGGTATTAACATTCTTACCGGAACACCACAAGAAATATTTGACAGTGCTACACCTAATATATTCGTAAAGGATACAAAGAAAATCAATCATTCTGGAGAAGATTTAATTATAGTAGATGTTGATATTGATGAAAGAGGGATATTATAATGAAAAGAGAATATTTCATAGACGGTGAAGAAGTTTCGAGATACACATTTTTCAAATATCTGGAAGTTGAGGTATACAATCAGTGGAGAAACAAAAATAGTGGATGGTGGTGTTTTGAAGATTATTATGGTTATGTCAAAACTGAAATAAGAAACGGAAGTAATTTCAACTATGAACATACTTTCTGGAGTGAGGTAATAAAATGAGTATTATAAGAATTATAAGGATAATAATTAGTGATATTTTACAAGATATAATGCGATATACGGAAGAAGATTATGATAAATGAAAATACTAAAATACATGTTAATGTTTATAGTCGAAACAGCATTAATAGTGTTGTTTCTAGCTTTGTGGTGGAGATAGAAAGAGGATGATACAATGGAAACATATTACAGTATTAAGTACGCGATAAGAGATAGAATTGATATTTTGGAAACAATGCTTAATATGTGTGAAAAAGACAGCCCAATGCGCAACAACATACTAATTCGCATAGATGAGTTGAACAGACTGATGCGCGTGCTAAAGATTTTAGAAGTTGAAAAGGAGAATGAAAATGAAATTAAAAAGAAACTATTACATTAACGGCGAAGTTGTAACAAGAAAAACGTTTTTTGAATTTTTAAAAATTTGCGCTAAGCATGAGTGGGTAAAAAGTGACGCCTGTTATTATGTTCAATTTGAAGACTATTATGACATTGTAAAGAAAACCATAAGAAGTGGCGGATGCGGTTGCTTTAAAACTAACTTTGCAAGCACACTAATACAACAATAAACCTTATGTGAACAGGTGTGCAAAGATTATCTTTAGGAGGAAAAATAATGGATATTATGTGCTTGACAATAGTGTGTTGTGTTGCTATTATGGCTATAGTAGTAATAGCTTTTACTGAAAATAATTGGAGGATTTAGAGATGAATGAAAATGAAATTTACGCAAAATTAAAGAAAATAACAAGAGAATTATTTGTAAATCACGAATTAGAATACTCGTGGTATGTTGATAGCCAAAGCAATATAGATGGCGAATTAAAAAATGCAAAAATTCCTTGGCTAAAATGTTATGTGTTTATGTCAATAGAAAATCTTGAAAATTGCAGTGTTAGAATGTGTGTAAATGATTTACAATATATTTATACGGAAAGATTACTAAAATCTTTAAAATTAACAGTAGAAATATATTGACAATAACATATCTTCATGTTATAATTGTTATATAAAGAGAGGTAATAAAAATGAAACTAATTGACATCTTAACATCACTTGAAGACAACGATTTTATTGAAATAATGGAAACTAATGAGGGATATTCAATAGATTGTTATGTAAAAGATTCTATAAAGTA